AGGGTACTATTTTGGACTGGTAGCTTGTCATGACGGTAAGGTGTACAAATATTGGGTAGATAAGAATAAATTCAATTCTGTGAATGCTGGATTTGCCCTTGACCGGATGGAAACGCAAGGGTATGATAAAGAAGTAAGAACATGGTTGGAGCAAGCAGGAGTGTATATGGAGGTGTGGTAGCATGGATGAAGTGTATAAAAGAATATGCGATAAATTGGGTTGTGAACCTAAAGATATTGCAATTCCGGAGTTTGATACAGAGGATGATTCATGGGAAAGCCCTTTTAAAGTACTGACTAATGAAGAAATGAATTATATAGTGAATCACGGCTGCCTGCCAGGAATTGAACCAATTCAAAAGTAGCGATGCTGGAATATCTTTGGAGGTGCTTTGATATGGCAGTTGATAAAGAATATGAAAGAATATGCAAAAAACTGGGATTCATTCCATCAGAGTATAAATATGATGGACCGATAGAAGAAGACGATACTTGGGTAAATCCATTCTCGGTTTTAACTGTAGAAGAAAATGATTATCTGTATGAAAACGGATATTTATATCAGAAATAAGTGTCACTAGTTAAAATGAGTAGAATGGATATGAAGTAATGTGGTATGGAAAAATGACACAAGAGCTGGAAAAGCTATATGACGATTACTACAAAATGTTTGACCGTACTCCTGATGGATATATGGAGCTGGAATACGGAGAAGGCTCATATAAAGCATATGTGAGAGATATTAAAAAATCATTAAAGCTGAAAAAAGAATTGCCAGAGTTTGTAGAATAAGTGTAAATTACTTCAAGAGTAAGGAAGTGAGATAAATGGCTCAAAATGATTATTTTGTGATTGTATACCGAGTTTTAAAGTACCTTTATGATTGCCTGAAAAAAGGCGAAAAACCAGAAGCTGAGTATTTAGTTGCATCGACGTACAATATCCCGGAAAATTATTGGATATACATTCTTTTAAGCTTGATTAACGAAGAGTATATTAAAGGGATTAGGGTTAATCATACAAAAGATGGAGTAATTTTTGGTGATTTGCAAGAAGCTATTATCACTCCAAAGGGAATAGAGTATTTATTTGAAAATTCATTGATTGAGAAAGCCAAGAAAACATTGAAAGATGTAAAAGATATGATACCGTTTATTTAGAAAAGCCACTGATCATAATGATTGGTGGTATTTTTATACTCATTTTTCTCGGAAAGGATAGATGCAATTTGATTGAAGTAACTGTCCGCAAGGATGAAATAAAGATATCCGGACATGCAAATTATGCTGTTTCCGGATCAGATATCGTCTGTGCCGGTGTAACAGCACTTGCACAGACACTGATCAAGTCCATAAAGGACCTGACAGACGATAAAATTGAATATGAGATATCTCCCGGAAGGGTGGATATAAAGTATGGGAATCTATCGGAGAAGTCAAAAACTCTGGTGGATTCCTTTTTCATTGGCATCTGTATGATTGCCGAGGAGTTTCCGGAGTATGTCCGGATCATGTAACTTGATGTGACCGGGATGTCGTTAAACTACACATTCAAGATGCAACGACCTGGGCTTAAATGAATGGGGCGGGGCGGAAAGGATAGATAAGATGAAACACATGAATAATCACTGGAGAATTCCAATGAGTAACCTGCAGTTATTTACAGAGCCTGGAGGAGACGGCGGTGGATCCGGAGAAGGAGACGGTGCTGGAGCTGGGGGAGATCCTGGAAGTAACAGCAACACAACAATGTCATTTGATGAGTTTTTGGCACTGGAAGGCAATCAGTCAGAGTTCGACCGGCGCGTCCAGAAGGCTGTTAATACGGCTGTGACAAATGCACAGACCAAATGGAAGACACTGACGGATGATAAGGTATCAGAAGCAGAAAAGCTTGCTCAGATGACCAATGAGGAAAAAGCAAACTACCGGGCGAAGAAAGCGGAGGATGCACTGAAAGAGATGAAACGTCAGAATGCCCGGTCAGACATGGCGAAAGAAGCCCGTAAGATGCTGGCAGATGAGGATATCAACATTCCAGATGAACTGGTTATGAACCTTGTAGCAGAAGATGCAGATGGAACCAAGGCGGCAGTGGAAGCCTTTTCTACTATGTACAAAGAAGCTGTCCAGAAAGCAGTGAAAGATGCCTTAAAAGGAAAACCTCCAAAAGCCGGTAACGGTGGAGATAAACCACCAATGACAAAAGGACAGATCTTAGCAGTGAAGAATCCGTCAGAAAGACAGAAGCTGATTGCTGAGAATATTACATTATTTCAGTAAGAAAGGAAGTATGAAACATGCATGATATTAGAAGATTAGGTCTGCAGGTATTTGCAGCACCGAATAACCTGACAGGAGAAGTGCAGATCGAGGTAAAAGCCAGAGAGATTGACTTTGTCACATCCTTTGGTAAGAACCTGAAGGCACTGTTAGATATTCTGGGAATTACCAGAATGATCAGGAAGGAAAACAATTCGGTATTAAAGACCAAAACGGTAAAAGGTGAACTGCAGTCAGGAGATGTTGGAGAAGGCGAAGAAATCCCGATGTCCAGATACACAGTAGAAGAAAAGCCTTTTGATACGATCAAGATTGAAAAATATCGTAAAGGCGTATCTCTTGAAGCCATTTCGGAAAAAGGTTATGAGGCGGCAGTACAGGATACGGATGATGAGTTCAAGTCCGATCTGCAGAATGTAGTGACTGATAAATTCTACGCACAGTTAAAAGCCGGATCTCTTACAGGACATGAAACAACTTGGCAGATGGCTGTTGCGATGGCAATCGGAATGGTTGTAGCTAAATTCCAGAAGATGAAGAGAACGGCAACCGGAGTAGCTGTTTGGGTAAACACACTGGATGTGTACAAGTATCTCGGTGCAGCAGATATTACACTGCAGACTGCATTCGGATTTAAGTATCTGACAAATTTCCTTGGAGCGGATGTGGTATTTGTTACTTCTGAGATTCCACAGAACGTCGTAATTGCAACACCGCTCAACAACATGATTGCATATTATGTTGATCCGGGAGATTCAGAGTTTGCTAAAGCTGGACTTGGATTCACAACAGATTCAGAGACAGGATTTATCGGATTCCACTCAGAAGGAACATACAGCCGTATGATTTCCGACAACTACGCAATCATGGGCTTACGTCTGTTCTGTGAATATTTAGATGCAATCGCATACATTTCTGTAGGCGAATCTGATACACAGACCTTAGGAACATTAAGCGTAACGTCAGAGGCTGGATCAGAAGCAGGAACCACAAAGCTGACAGTGAAAGAGCAGTTAATGTCAATGAGAAACTGCTGGAAGTACAAAGATGCTGCAGCTGCAACAGCAGTAACTTACGGCATGGATGTTAAGAACTGGTCTAAGTGGGACGGTGAATCAGAGATTGCTTCAACAGCAACTCACCATATCACACTGGTTGAGTGTGATCAGAACTACAAAGCTGTTCGTTCTGGTGATGTAGCTGTAACGGTCAATCCAGGAGCATAGGAGGTAAGGAAGTATGTATAAGGTAATCAAACATTTTATCGATCTCCATGATAACGATCACTCTTATAACGAGGGAGATATCTTCCCTCGTGAGGGAGTAGATGTCAGTGAGGAAAGAATCAAGGAACTGGCCGGCAGTGACAATAAACAGCACACGCCGCTGATCGAACTGGTGGAAGAGGATCCGGACAATACAGCCGACACAGATACTGCTGAAAAACCACCAAAAGCCGGGAAGAAGAGATCTGAGAATAAGGTGCCCGAAAATAAAGAGCCGGCAGAATAGGAGGAGCGTATGATTGAAGATCTGAAAGTCTTGTTGGGACTGCCGGAAGAAATAGACGGAGCCTTAGAAAATAAATTGCTGTTAATTTTAAAGGCTACCAAACAAAGGCTGCGTTTCCTTCTTGGGGGGTTAGAGCCTCCGGAAGAGATGAATTATATCATTCTGGATGTGTCAATCATACGGTTCAACAGAATCGGTTCAGAAGGACTTTCCTCTCACAGTGTTGAGGGAGAAAGCCTTTCTTGGTCAGAAAATGATTTTGCGGGATACATGGATGATATCCGGGCATATCTGGATGATCAGAAAGAATCAAAGAAAGGTAAGGTGAGATTCCTATGAGATATGACACACCAATATACTTCCAGAAACTCACCCCTGGAGAGTATGATCCAGCTACCGGTAATTATGGAGAAGACACGATATCGGAAGATATGAAGTCTGCCTCAGTCATGGATACCGGTACGAATACGATGATGCTTGTCTATTCCGGAATTAAGGAAGGCAGCCTTACCATTCACCTGCAGAATCATTATGACCGGCCATTTGACAGGATTCGAGTAGGAAATAAAACATATGGTGTAGATTTCAGCAGGAAGCTCCGGACGAAGCAGGTATATGTTGTGTCGGAGGTGGTGTGATGGGAGTAAAGCTGATAGGCTTTGAAAAGTTGGAAGCTAAACTGAGTAAAAATATGGATTTATCGAAAGTAAAAGCAACTGTGAAAAAAAATGGGGCTGAAATGCAGAAAAAAGCTATGAAAGAAGCTCCTGTG